TCCAGTACCACCTCTAGCAGTTGTTAATGTTCCTGTAGTTCCATCAACGATTGGTAATCCTGTAGCATTTGTTAATGTAGCTGAAGCTGGAGTTCCTAAAACAGCAGAAGTTAATGTTGGAGAAGCAAGAGTTGCATTTGTTGCTAAAACATTATCTCCAGTACCAGTAATTGTTTTGAAACCTTCAAAATATGATTTCCAAGATGATGTAGTATCAGTTGCAATATCAATGCAAGTAAATTGTATAACAACATTTGGTGGAATTGTATTTACCAAACTTCCACCATAAGAATTTACAGTAATTGTTCCTGTGCTTTCATTATGAATTTCAAATCTTTTTCCAACTGTAAGAGTTGTTGCATCTGGTAAAAGAACCGTATGATTAGAAGTTCCTGTCATTCTTCTAATGTAGTTTGAAGATGAGGATAAAATTACAGTTCCACCTGATGTAGCTGTGCTTGATACTGTAGCTGTGTCTGCTCCACCACCTGCAACTGTAGCAAATTCTAATCCTGTAGCTCCTGAATTTACTCTAAGAAGCTGATTAGCTGTTCCAATAGAAGTTAAACCTGTACCACCTTTAGTCGTTGGCACAGTTGGTAAATCAGAAGATGTTAAACTTAATCTTGATGAAGCTACTGTTCCGCTTGTTAAATTACTTGCGTTAAGATTTGTTAAATCTGCCGATACAGAACCATACTCTAGAGCAGTTCCAGCACTATTAACTTTAAGTGCTTGTCCAGCAGTTCCAATTGCTGTTAATCCTGTTCCACCTTTAGTAGTTGGAATTGTTGGTAAATCTCCTGATGCTATTGTTAATCCTGTAAGAGACGCACCAGAAGCTAAATTTAATGTAGTACCAGAAGCTATTGTTACAGTTCCACTTGATGAACCTGCAATCTGGTCAACTTTTATTTTACTTGCCATTTGTTTTTTCCTTTTGTTTTATTTATTAGATGATACTCAAAGCACCATTACCTTGAATATCCCAAGTAGCATTTCCGCTAACTGTTATATCTCCACATAAAAATTGATTTTTTGTAGTAGATGTTGTTGTTGTTAAATCAGAACTTATTTCATTCCAGTTTGAAAAATAATTTCCAACTGTAGAAATTTCTGATGCTTGTAAAGTTGTAAATTCTAATCCTGTTGCACTAGAATTAACTACAAGACTTTGTCCTGCTGTACCTATTGTTGTTAAACCAGTTCCACCTTTTGTTGTTGGTACAGTTGGCAAATCTGAAGATGTTAAAGATAATCTTGCACTTGGTATTGTTCCTGATGTTAAATTAGAAGCAGATAAATTTGTTAAATCAACAGTTCCAAAACTTAAAGTACCAGCACCATCAGTTTTAATATATTGATTAGCTGTTCCGTCTGTTGATGGATAAGATATTCCTTTTATTTTAACTTTTCCTGTTCCATTAGCAGAAATTAAAACATCACCATTAGATATTGATGTTATTGTTTTGCCATTAACATCTAGGTTTCCGCCTAATTTAGGAGAGTTATCTTGTAATAGTGAGTTAATACCACCTGCTGTAATTTGTTGCCAAGTAGTACCATCATAATATTTTAAAACTGAACCTGTTGTATTAAACGCAAGGTCTCCAGCATCATTAGAAGTAGATGGGTCTGAACTTGCAACTCTATATCTATCAGCAAAAGAATTAACTCCTGAAAGATTAGATGCAACTGTATTTACATTTGCAATGTTTGTTCCTACAGAATTTACATTAGAAATATTAGATGCAACTGTATTTATATTAGTAGCATTACTTACTGCTGAATTAATATTTGATGAATTACCAGCTACAGAAGTAATATTAGAATTATTACCTGCTACAGCATCAATATTTGTTTTGTTTGCATTGACTGCATTAATGTTTGTAGAATTTCCAGCTACAGCATTTACATTTGCGATATTGGTTGCAACATTATTAACATTTGTAATAGCTACACCAACTGTATCAATATTTGTAACGTGTTGTGCTACTGTATCTATTTCTGAAATAGCTTCGTTTAAATCATTAGCTACAGTTTGTACTTCAGTTAATTTTGCTTCAACTGCTGAAATTTTAGACGCAATTCCTGCAACTGTAGTAACTGCACCAGATATTCCTGCAACTGTTGTAATGTTTGCGTTAGCACCTGCTACTGTGTTTATATTGGTATTGTTACCAGCTACAGTATTTATATTTGCAGAATTTCCAGCTACTGAATTTATATTTGTAGAATTTCCTGCAACACTTGTAACATTGGCAGATATTCCAGCGACTGTAGTTATATTGGCATTATTACCAGCTACAGTATTAATATTGGTAGCATTACCAGCTACAGAGGTTACGTTGTTAGAAATACCAGCAACAGTAGATATATCACTTGATATACCTGCAACTGTTGAAATTTTATTTGTTGGTGTAATTTGTCCAGCAACTGTATTTATATTACTTGCATTTGAAGCTACAGAATTAACATTAGCTATAGAACCACCAACATTATTTACATTAGTAATATTAGTAGCAACTGTTCCAATATTTGTATTAGCACCAGCAACTGTTGTAATATTTGTATTAGCACCTGCAACAGTGGCTATATTATTAGTTGGAGATATTTGACCTGCAACTAGACCAATATTTGTATTAGCTGTCGCAACAGTTCCTATATTAGCAACTGCTCCTGCAACTGTAGAAATATTATTTGTAGGTGTTATCTGACCAGCTACAGCAGTAATATTAGCATTAGAACCAGCTACTGTTGTAACATTAGTATTATTACCAGCGACTGTTGTTACGTTACCGCTAATTCCTGCAACTGTATTTACATTAGAAATATTATTTCCAACATTATTTACGTTAGCAATATTTGTTGAAACTGTAGTAATTTTTGTATCAGCACTTGCAACTGTATTAATATTTGTCGCATTAGAATTAACTGCATTAATATTTGCTATGTTAGCATTTACTGTTGTTAAAGCAGTTTTATTTGCTGTTGTAAGCCAAGTGTTTTCTAAATAAGTTTTATTAACTGCATCGTTTGCATTGACTGGGTTAGCTAAATTTTTAATTACTTTAGACTGTGCGTTGTACTTATCGTCTGTATCTACAGTTAAATTGTTAATAGCATCATCAGCTACTTCTTGAGCTATAAAGAAATTTTGATTAGCTGACCTATCTAAGTCTGCTTCAGTAAGAACTGAACCATCAGCAAAATCTACTAGTCTTGCATCAAGAGGTGTTTGTCTTTCTATTCTTACAGTAGCACCATTAGCTGGAGCTGAAGTAAATACTAGTGTTGATGTACTTACAGTAAATGCGGAAGTTATAGTTCCATTTATGTATGCTTTAACGTGAGAGCTATCTATATAAGAAAACGGAATAGCATAAGAAGTCGTGCTTCCGTTACCTGTATAGGTAACTTGTGCGAAATATGTTGGCATTATTTATTGTTGTGGTTGAGTATTTCTTGTTTGACCAAAATTCTTAATTGGTTGTAATTGGTCTAATATTCGTTGTTCTCTTGTTGGTCTGTTACGAATAACTTCAATATTATTAATCATATTATTCTCAGCTATATCTAAACTTAATAATTTTTTACCTGCTGTATTATATAAGCTATCTGTATGAGTATAGTTTTCTTTTTCTTGTGCAAATTTTGCATCAGCTTCATTTTTATATCTCGTATAAATAATTTCTAACTCATTAAATTTTTTACCCCTATCTGTAAGAGATGCACCTTTACCAATTCTTATAGGGTCTGAATAAGTTTGATATTCAGGATTAATTTGTGGATTAATAAAATCAGTCATAGCTTCTCTCATAGTTTTTCCACCAATTTTATAAGTTGATAAAATTTGGTTATATCTATCGTAAGCTGATAAATTTCCTTTTTTAAATTCTGTGTAATCCACTCCGTTTTGAACTTTTGGTAAAGCATCAAAAGCTGAACCTAATCTTAAAAATTCTTGAACTAGTGGGTCTTTATTCAATTTAGAGACAGAAGTCGGATTTAAAAAACCATTAAAAAATCTTAATGTATTGCTATCTTTATATTCCATAGGTTCTCCAAGAAAATTATATTTTGGAGATACTGGACTGCCTATTCCTGCTCTTTGTCTAACAGTGTCCATTAAAGAATTTACATCTCTAATGTATGGGTCATTTAATATTTTTCCGTAAATATTTGGTATGAAACTTCCAGCTTTTTGAGTGAAATATTTTTCAAAAGCTCTGCTGTCTTCTTTTGCAATACCATTATAAAGACCATCAATAACGTCAGCTAAACTTTGCATATAAGTTTTGCTTAAAATATTTTGAGCAATAGAAAGTGGTAATGCTCCTGCTCTTTTAATAAAACCTTCACCTAAAGCTCTTGGGTCTTTAGCACCTTGAATGTTTTGTAAGTGCATAACCATATCAACTCCATACTTTTCAATTTCAGTATCAGTCATATAATTTTTAAGACTTACAAAGTCTGCCATTGAACCAAGAATAGCTCCAAATGGGTCTAATCTTCCAAATTGAATTTGGGTATCACCTATTTTTATAGAATAAGGTTGAAATCCTGTTGATGTTTTCTTTGTGTTTAAAAGTTCTGTATCTTTAAATCTATTTAAAGTTTGTCCATCTCCATTGTAATTAGTTGCTCCACTAATCACTCCCATCTCTGCTAATAAATATCCAGAGCTTAATAAAATAGAACCTAATCCTAATTCTCCTCTTACTTTTGCAATCATTCTAGGGTCATTAGAGTTACCCAATAGGTGTTGCATACGACCAGAATTAGTAACTTTTAAAGCATCGGTAGCTAAATTAATTCCTGTGTAATTTGCAACTTGTTCAGCAATGTTAGCTGGTGTTTTAATGAATGGTAAAAATTGTTTTAAGAAAGGTGTTTCTTCAACAGCTTGTGAAACTTTTTTAGTTATACCAGTTAGTTCATCTGTAAAAGTATTTTCAGCAGTATATTTTAATGCTTCTGAATTAACTCCTCTTAATCCTGTTTCATCAAAACCTTTACGCATGTATTCATCAACTGCTCTATCAAATTCTTCACCTTTTAAATTTAGGTCAGTTGCTTCTCTTACTGCTTGAGATTTTAATTTTGCTCTATAGTTAATTTGTTTAAAAAATTCGTCAGAAGCATTTAAAGTTCTCATTGGTAGTCTCACAACTCTACCTAATGCTCCTTGAATAACAGGTGTCTGAACAGTATCAGTTTTTAATGCTGAACTAATAATTCCTTCACCTTTACTAAATGATAATTTTGCGTACTTAAGTGCATCACCAAAATATTGATGTAGTCCTGCAAGTGTTGTTTTTGCTGTTTCAAATTCTCTAGCAAAAGCATTAGCCATCTCAATATCACCTTTAGCTAAAGCGATTTTTTTAGATGCCCAAGCACCTAACATATCAGTAACTGGTTGAGAGTATGTTCTTAATCCAGTGCTAAAAGTATTAACTGCTAATGTTTTTACGTTAGATAATAAAGCATTAACCCATACTTCATTAGCAACATTCCAAAATCTATTTTTTAAAGCATACTCTAAAACTTTTTGAGTAGCTGATGGATTAGCTAATGTTTCAATTTGAGTTAATAATCTATCAAATGCTTTGTCACCACCACCAAATTTTATAAATTGGTCTTTAGCTAAAAAGAAATTATCAGCAGTTTTCTTTGCAAGTTCTGTCATATACTCGGCTTTATTAATTCCAAGTATTCTTAATCCTCTACCTAAAAAATCTGCTAATCCTTCTCTATTCGTTAAAAATTGCTGATAAACATTTAGAATATTATACATTCCTTCTTTGCTTATCTTGTCTTCTCTAAATAATCTTATGTATGAAGGTAAAGCATTGCCTAAAGAATTAATTGCAACATCACCTGCTAGAATTAAACTTTCTTTACCTTTAATGCTTTGAATAAATTCATCGTATGCTTTAGAAGTTTTAAAAATATCTGTTCCATATTTTCTAATAGCTTCTTTACGAAGCATTTCATCAGTTAAAACAGTATCTAAATTTTTGATGTTATCTTTTACTGTATGATAAAATGTTACTACGGATTTAAGACTATTAACTGCTGTCTTATCATTGAATGTATCAATGTTTATCCATTTAGGTGAAACAGTAAATGCTTCTTCAGGAGAAATTTTTCCTTCTCTCCATGCTTGTTGATTAGCTAATAATTCTTCATTACCTAATTTAGCAATAATTTCGTGACCTTCAGCTTCACTTACAATTTTAGGAATTGTATTTTTTTCTTCTTTAAGAACGACTGAAAGGTTGTCGTTCACAATTTTCATTTTTTCACCTATGGTAGGTGCTTCTGCTAATTGTGTTTCTACATTTTTAATTGCTTTATTAGCTTCTTCAATTTTAATTAAATCTTGAATGTGTTGTTCTTTAGTTATTTTACCAGCAAAATAATCTTTAGAACTTTTTAAACCTTTAAATAATACTTCGGTAAGTAAACCTAAACCTATACCTTCTAAAGAATTTTTAAATCTTGCTTCGTAGTAAGTATCGTTAGGGTCTGATTTTAAATAACTTAAATATTTATCTGCTACATCAGGAAAGTATTCTGAAACAACATCTGCAAATCTTCCTGAATTTTCATCAAAAGATATATAATCAGCTAATGCACCTTGAGTTGTTATTTGTGCAAATTGTTGAGTTCTGTTTAAATTTGTTAAAGCTCCAGCAGGTGCAACACCTTTTAATAATCTTCCAGCAACACCATAACCAGCTAAAAATTGAACTGCTCCTTCAACAAAACTACCCACCATAGTGTGTGTATTGTCTTCAGGAAAAGGATTTGCTGGGTCATAAAATGGACTTTTAATACCACCATTAATAAAATCAGGTTGTCCTACTTTACCGAATAATACGTTATCTAAACCTAATTCTTTTGCTTCTTTATAAGACCTATATTTAGGTAATAAATCTGATGCTTGAAATTCGCCATCTCCATTTCCAAAATATATTCCACCAATATTTGTGGCTTCTCCTAAAGTGTCACCTAATTGTGCTACTAGTCTTCCTTGAGCATTAATAGATTTTCTAACACCTTCAATAGGTGCAACTACAGCAGTATCATATAACCAACTATTTTGTTTAGCTTCAGGATAATTGTCAGTAGCACCTTCTGTTCTTGTAGGAAGTGACATAGAATTAGGAGTGCTTTCAATTTCTCTAATTATATTTTTAGCATCGTTATCACTTGTTCCATCAGGAAGTGTAATAAATTTACCATTAGATAATTGAAATTCTGCCATAGCTTATTGATTTTTCTGTTGTTGTTTTCTAATTAACTCGTTAGCTTTTTTCTGTGCTATTGGGTCAATGTTTTTCTCTGAACTATTGTATGAATTTACGATAGCCCCAGATGGAGACATTGATGTACTATTTGGAAGACTATTTTTATTTTGATTTTGTTGTTGTTGAGCTAATTTGCTTTGTTTAATTTTTTGCATTGTTTGGTCATAACTTGGATATTCCATTCCAAACATTTTAGCTCCACCTAAACCAGAATTTCCAAAATCTTTTGAAATTTCTTTAAATTCTTTTACAAATGCTTTTGATTTTTCTGTAACACTTGAATAAGTATTTGCATTTTCATCAGACCATTGTTGCATGTGTTCATTAATAAAGTTTTTAAATTCTAAAGCTCTCCTCTTATCTTGCAAAGAACCTGTTCCAGTAATTTGACTATCAAGCACTTTTATATAACCTTGATATTCTGGGTGATTAAATCCTGTTTTATGAACCCCATTATGTTCATTTGGAATAATCTTTGTCATATAAAGATTGTGGTCAGTTTCAGTAAGATTATTATTTAAAAAACCACTGTGTGTTAAAACTTTTGCACCTTCAAAATCGTTTTGTTTTAATAAATCTTGAATTTTATTTTTTACCATTGGGTCAGAAGATAACCCACCTTTGTACCCACTAGCATAAGCCATTTTATAATCATCTAGAGCTTTACGTTGATTGTCGTTTAAAGAATTTCTATCTATGTCTAATAAACCAGTTGATAAAAAGTTTTTGTCTTCTTTAAATTTCTTATCTAGAGAAGAATAAAAGTTATGGTAATCATTAACTTTATCAGCTTCAAAAACTTGATTATCTATATGAACTTTTTGAAGTTTTTTAGCTTGTAATTCATTAGTTAATTCATCTTTTAATGCTTTTATTTTACCTACATTAGCAATGGTGTTAGTACCGCCTTGAATAAAATCAGGTAAATTATCTATTATTTTAAAAGAAAAATCGTAATCCCTTGTTTGTTTAACATAAGCTTTCATTGTTCTTACAAACAAATCAGTCGTATTTACATTAGGATTAACTGCTCTAATTTCATCAAATTGATTTTTAAAAACATCTCCTAAATCTTTATAAGTAGCAGTTCCTTTTAAAATATCTTTTTTCTTATCTTCAATAGAACCATATAAATTATTAACCAACATCTCATCAAATTTTTCATTAAATATTTTTAATTGAGATTGTCTGTGTTCGTTATCTAGTTGGTTTCTAGCTTTAGAAGTTTCAGTAAAAAAAGATTTTTCTATAGATAAAGCATCAAATTGAGATATATTTTTTTCTTTTACAAAATTTGTAATTACACCTTTGTACCATTTATCAAAAGAACCAGCATTAATGTCATTAACAATATCACTCTCAACATATTGTCTGTCTAATCTATCTCTAAATTCATTAGCTAAAGATTTTAAAGTTAATTCTTTATATTTGTTTAAATAATATGGGTTAGCATCAGGAGTTATTTTTCCTTCTTTAATAGCATCATGAAATGCTAATTTATTTTCATTATATGCTTTTTCTGCTTCTACAGAGTTTACAGTTTTTTGGTCTTGTTCAGCTAATAAAGCGGCTTTTGTTCCACCATTATTTACAAAATTATCTAATGCTGAAGCAAATTCTTTAACTCCTGCTGGTAATGGTTCAGGTTGTGGAGTGTAAAATAAATTAAAATCTTTTGAAACGACCTGCGGTAACTCAGGAGTTAAATTTAATCCTACAGGACTTCTTTCAGATTTTTTTGGCATTAGCTTAAATCATTTGGAAATTGATTTCGTTTTTGAGCATTAGTTAGTAAACCAGCTTTCTCTTTGTTGTATTCTAAAGTGTAATATGTGTTTGCTATGTTTAGAGCTTGAGTAGCAAAGTTTAATTCTGGGTTTGGTGGTGTAACATAAGTGCTTTGACTTTCTTGACCAAACTGAATTGCTTCTAAATTTCTTCTAAATTGGCTTTCGTTTAATTTTAAATTTTGAGTTAATGAAGCATTATAGTTTCCTTGAGTTCTATAAAAATCTGCCATTAATCCTTGTGTAGAACCACTCATAGCAAGACCACCAGCATCACCAGCTTGTGTTATGTATTGAGCTTGTGCAGATTTAGTTTTTTTATCTGCTTGAAAACCTTTTTGAGCAGTTTCTGATGTTATTTGTCTTATTTTTAAACCTTCTGCGGCATATCTTTGAATAGCATTTTGTCTTGCTAATTCATTTTGCCTATTTTGAGCTTGTTGCTGTGCTTTCTGTGCGGCATTAGTTGCTTGGTATTGAATACCTGCTGATGCAACTGACGCAATTAATAAAGCTGTTTCTACTCCTGTACACATATTTTTATAATTTCATAAAAAGGTTGTTTTAATACTCCGTAATTAGTTTTTCGTAAAAACTTAAATCCACACCACTTTAACCATTTGATGTGAAGTTCATTTCTACAATCTACATAATTGAAAAGTATTTTATGTTTGTTTGTTAAAAAATTTACTAAATCTCTACATTGTCTTAAGAATGGTATTTCAACTTCTTTCAAACCATTACTTGCTAAAAGCCAAATACTAGACAATGAATTTGTAATTTGGTTTATCCCAAAAATTGCTATTGGAATATTTTTAGAATTAAATATTGTAAAACAAACTGTTGAATGTTTGTAACTATAATAAAGACCTTCATAAGGTGTAAGACCTATAGAACTTAAAATTTCTCTTTTATCTTCAAATCTTAATCTTGGAGCTAAATTCTTTATATCTTTAAGAACAGTTAAACGTATATGATTAAATCCTTGTTGTTGGGCTAACATAATAACCATTCCAAGAAGCATTAATAAAATTAGAAGGTAAATGACTGTCGTTACTTATTGTAACAGTAAATTTGTCATTCTCTGATTGAACAGAAAATTCATAATCACCATCTTCTAAATTAACTGTGCCTAATAATCCTGTACCAGTTATTGTTCCTGTATATGTAGTTGAAGAACTACTTCTACCAACAGGTTGAACTAATGTAGTAAAATAACCTGTATCATTATAAGATACTGCCCAGCTTCTAATTTGTAATCTTCCTTCTTTAACTGAAATTTTAGAACCTTGTGTATCAGCATCTTGCATAAATTGTTGAGAGAAAGTAAATGTAAAATTATAAACTTCTCCTATAAATATATTTGTAGATGTTACATTTCCACTAACAACAATCGTAGTGCCATTAACTGTTTGGCTAATTATAGCAATTTCTCTACCAGAAATATTTGCACCACCACTTCTAGTTACAACTGACATCGTATTTTTAATTGCGTATGGAAGTGTAATTGTAGTTTGGTCTGTTCCTGAATTATAACTTCTTGAAACTCCTGTAGAGCTTTCTTGAATTTTTCTATCTAGATGAGTTAAATAAGTTGCTCCTGTATCTGTTAAATTAGGAGATATATCTAAAGTCTCAATGAATACGTCTGTTCCTCTTTGAATTACTAAATATAAAGTATTTTCAATAAAATCTACATTTAATATGTTTGTGTTAGCAGAAGTTCCCATGCTCCATTTATGCCAAGCACTTTGTAATCTTTTGTTATTTGAAACATAATATTGATAAACATAAAGAGCATTTGTTTCGTCAGAACTTATTGCAACTACAATGTTTTCATTAGTTGCAGTAGTTATTTTAAATACATTCTTAGGAATAAATTTTGGTACATTTGCAGTAATGTCTTCTGCTTGTTTTACGTCTGTATCAGAAGAAATATAATATTCTCTAAAACCTGTATAGTTTCCTTTAGGAAAACCAAAGATAACATTAGAACCAGCATTAATAGGTTTAATATTTCTATCGCTTTCAAATTCTGTAGTAACATTTATTGCAACATTAGCGGCAGTTAAGACTGTTCCACCTGTTAAAATAAATTGTGTTTGGTCTGATAATACTAAAAGTTCTTCATCAAATGATACTGCTGACCTTAATATAGAAACTTTAGAATGTGTTGAAGCTACATCTATTGGGTCTGTATCTAAAACTTGTGTAACTGTTTCTGGGAAGAATTGAAAAAATTCTCCACTTCTAGACATTACAATATTTTCATCAGCTAAAAATCCTAGTCTATTTCTGTGAAAAAATATTTCATTAATTTTACTACCTATAAAACTTGGGTCTGGTGCAGAAGTTAAATCACCTGCTACTCTATTTCCCCAAACTGGCACTTCATAAGTTGTCCCACTAAGTGTGTATGTACTATCATCACATTGTGTAAATCTAAAATTTCCATCAGCAGTTCTAATTAGAACATGCGGCATCTTTGTTTCGTCAATTTCAATAACTGTATTTGGTGCAACTGTTTCTTCCCAAACCCCATCGCCACCAGAGCTTTCAATAAATTTTACAAAATAATTATCAAACTTATTTGTTGCATCACCTGTTACTTCAACAACCATATTATTAATTGCAGGTAAAGGTAGAGCATCAAAATTATCTACTTTGTCTTTAATTACTTGTGATGCTTGGTCTCCATAACTATCTGAAGCACTAATATTTAATGTTCCTGATGCTTTAATAACTGAAAAACTTGAATTACCAATATTTGCAAATGTTAATCCAGCAGGACTTCCAATAGCACTTCTTAAACCATCTCTAGCTTGTTCAGTTGTTACAACTCCAGTAGCACCTAATGTAGTGTTATAAGTAGTTCCATCTATTGTAATTGAATATTTAATTCCGTTAATTCCTTGAGTACAAGTATAGACAGCTTGTTGTATTTTAGCTGGGCTAGTCGTTGCCGCCATAGCTGTTGTAATATTTTTATTAAGAACAAATGTATAATCAGCAATAGACGTACAAGAAAATTGAGTTCTTGGAGATGCTGAAGTTAAATATGCAGAAGCCCCTGTTTGCATAACAACTGTCTTTTCTGTTCCTGTAGTGTCAAAAACTCTAATAGAACCATTAGTAAGAATGACAATATATCGTTCTGTTAAATCTCTATTAATCGTATGAACATACGCATTAGTAAGAGCTGATGTTGAAATCTTTTTTATATGTGTAGTGTTAGGTCTCTTTTTTAAACCTTCTACAACACTTGAAAATCCATTTAATTGAGAAGTAAATTGTGACGATAATCTTAATACTTCTGGTTGCTGTGATACACCTTGCACCAAGTTAGGAATAGTTTTGCTAACTAGTGCCATCTTAATAAATTACGTTAGTTCTACTTATTGTATATGCACCTAATTGATTATCAAATATTGTGTAATCTCCTGTTGATGCTTCAGCTTGTTTTAAAACAATTAATGCTCTTGCTTCATCTTCTTGAGAAAATTTATGAAGTGTAGTTGCTCCTAAAGTTCTATCGTGGAATACTCTAGCACTTCTAATAGTTATATATCTTTTAGCGGCTTCTGGTATGTCTGCAAAATCTAAAAGGTAAACTATTGTAACTTCATCAAAGTCTCTATCAAAAATATCTGTATTTTCTGCAAGATTATAAATGTAATTATTTCTTTGTACTATATCGTAAGATA